AGGAAAAGGGGGTAATTACCGTAAAACGGCAGCTGGTGCAGGTATGACTAAAAAGGGCGTTAAAGCATATAGAGCGGCAAATCCCGGCTCTAAGCTACAGACAGCGGTTACGGGTAAAGTGAAGAAGGGAAGCAAAGCAGCAAAAAGAAGAAAGTCTTATTGCGCTAGATCCTTGGGACAGTTAAAAAGAGCCTCCGCTAAAACAAGGAATGATCCCAATTCAAGAATTAGGCAAGCAAGAAGAAGGTGGAAATGTTAAATGGCAATGCGTAGATCAAATATGAAGAAACAAGTAGAGAACCCGCCAAGGGGTCTTACTTATTTTAAAAAGGGTGGTTCAGCAAAAAGTAAGGGAAGTAAGATTTGTCCAGCGGGTAAAGCTTGGGCTAAAAGAACTTTTGATACATATCCCTCAGCGTATGCTAATATGGCGGCGTCTAAGTATTGTAAAGACCCCAACTACGCTAAAGGGGCTAAAGGAAAGAAGTAATGGGCGCACTTAAAGACTGGGTAAAACAAGACTGGGTTCGTATTGGAACGGATGGAAAGATTAAGGGCAAGTGTGGGACCTCTAAGGATAAGAAGAACCCAGACAGATGTTTACCCAGAAGTAAAGCTAATAGCCTAAGTCAATCTGAGAGAGCCTCTACCGCTAAGAAAAAGAAGCGAGAAGGATCAAGAGGAAAGACTGTTGTCAAGAATACAAAAGAAGCCACCGTAAAGATGAAGGACGGAGGCGATCCTTTTAAAGCTAAACGTCCCTATAACGGCTCAAATAAGAAAGGCGTAGTTGCTAGAGGATGTGGTGCAATATTAGCAGACAGGCGCAAATTTACAAAAGGGGCTGTTTCTCAGTTTAGCTGATGGGCAAACGAAGTGACTTCAAACGCATACCAAGGGATTTTTATCCAACGCCGTTAGAAGCGACTAAACCCCTATTTAGTCATTTACCGCGTAATTTTACGTTCATAGAGCCGTGTGCGGGGGACGGGGCACTTGTAGACCATATTACTAGAAACACCTCTGGACGGTGTATTTTAAAGGCAGATATAGAACCTCAAAGACAGGATATAGCCCAACAAAACGTTATGGGATCTTCAGATGAACCAGATTTTTATATTACTAACCCCCCTTGGGACAGAAAGATTCTTCATCCCATTATAGAGTTATTATCTAGCTTATCTCCAACATGGCTCCTGTTTGATGCCGACTGGCCTCATACACAACAAAGTACGCCTTATATGCAAAGACTTGTAAAAATTGTCAGTATTGGTAGAGTAAAGTGGATACCTAACAGCAAAATGACAGGAAAAGATAACTGTTGTTGGTATTTATTTGATAAGAGCGGTTATAAACAAACCGAGTTTTATGGGAGAACGCAATGAGTGTATTAACGAGTTTAGTAGGTCCAGTAACAGGTCTGCTTGACAAATTTATTGAAGACAAAGATCAAAAGGCTGCTTTGGCTCACGAAATAGCTACTATGGGAGAGAAACATTCTCAGGAGGCTTTACTTGCACAATTAGAGATAAATAAAGCCGAAGCGGCTTCAGGATCGTTATTTAAGGGCGGCTGGAGGCCCTTCGTGGGCTGGACATGCGGTATTGCTTTTGCATATCATTTTGTGCTTCAGCCGCTTTTAATATTTGTTTTTGCCTACATTGGCTTAGAAACACCTGATTTACCTGCATTTGATGTGGGTACGCTCCTTCCTGTTTTGGGCGGTATGCTCGGAATCGGTGGCTTGAGGTCATACGAAAAGACGAAAGGGTTAACCAAATGAAAGATAATTTTACAGACAGTTTAGCGATGTTGTTGCACCACGAGGGAGGCTATGTAAATCATCCTAAAGATCCGGGAGGGGAGACAAATCTAGGTGTTACCAAAAGAGTGTATGACGAGTGGGGAGGAGAAAAAAACATGAAGGATCTTACCCCAGACGACGTAGCACCTATTTATAAAGAAAACTACTGGAATCGACTTAAATGTGACGACCTCCCTAGTGGCTTAGATTTTTGCGTTTTTGATTGGGGTGTGAATAGCGGCACAGGTCGTGCAGCTAAAGCGTTACAGAAAATTGTAGGTGCAAACCAAGATGGAGCAATAGGTCCTAAGACGCTTGCTTTGATAAACGGACAGAACCCTAAATTTATGGTGGAGCAATTTGGTAAAATACGTCAGGAGTTTTATGAAGGTTTATCAACTTTTAAAACTTTTGGTAAGGGTTGGACCCGTAGAAACAAAGAAACAACGGAGGCTTCTATCAGTATGATAAAATAGGGGTGGCGTTTTTATATCAGACATGCTAAGAGTATAACCAATCTTGTAAGATTAGATATGGGGATATAAGATGGATGAGATATTTATTGCAGATTCCGTATTTAAAATTATAAGAGAAAGACGACAAAATGTTTCCGATATACTCGGAGGAGATAATATTCGAGATATGGAGCATTACAAGAAACTCATGGGCATCCTTGATGGCCTAAATTATGTAGAACAGGAACTCAAGAGCCTGCTAAACAAACAGGAGCGCAGCATTGACTGACACACAAACTGAGGAACCAGAACTGAAAGATGCTTGGCAAGCGCCAAAAGAAGAATCAACAGTTTTAGATCCAGAACTTCTTAATAAATCCTTAATTGAAAGAATGCCTAATCCTACAGGTTGGCGAATATTAGTTTTGCCATATAAAGGTCAGGGTAAAACCGAAGGTGGTTTATTTCTTCCCAATACTGTTGTGGAAGAACAACAAGTTTCCACGCAAGTGGGATATGTACTTAAAGTCGGAGATCTAGCATACAAAGATGAGAAAAAGTTCCCTACGGGGCCTTGGTGTGCAGAAAAAGATTGGGTAATGTTTGCCCGATATTCAGGATCACGTTTTAAGATAGAAGGTGGTGAGGTTCGTATTCTCAACGATGATGAGATACTTGCCAAAATTTTAGAACCCACAGATATTCTTCATTTTTAGGAGTTATTATGTTAGAGAAAGAGAATAATGAAACAGATATTAGAGAAATTGAAGTCGATACTGACGAGGATATGGGCGCGAATCAGGCGTCTGGTCAAGCCGGAGAAGTTATCGTCGAAACCGAAACCGGGTCGTCCCAAGAAGACGACCAGTTCAGCAAAGCCGAAAGCGCCACGCAAAAAAGGATAGACCGCTTAACTAAGAAAATGCGAACTGCCGAGCGGGAGCGAGAGGAAGCTTTACGCTATGCTCAAAAGGTTCAACAGGAAGCGGATGAGTTAAAGACCCGTGTGACTAGCATGGATCAGAACTATATAAATGAGTATAGTTCCCGTGTTGACACGCAAATGTCGGCAGCAGAGACTAAGCTTAAATCGGCTATGGAAATAGGGGATACGGCCCAAGCTGTAGAAGCCCAGAAAGAAATAAGCCGTTTGACTATAGAAGCGGACAGAGCATCTCAGGCTAAAGCTAAACAAGAATCTCTCAAGAATACGCCTCAACCTACGCAACAGGCTCAACCCGCGCCTCAACCCGTTAAACCACCTGATCCTAAAGCTCAAAAATGGGCAGAAAATAACGATTGGTTCGGCACAGATGAAGCGATGACGTATGCGGCTTTTGGTATACATAAACGCATGGTTGAGAACGAAGGGTTTGACCCAAGCTCAAATGAGTACTATAGTGAATTAGATAACCGTATGCGGACAGAATTTCCGCATAAGTTAAATGGAGGTGCGGAAGCACCTTCTACAGAGTCTCGGAGTAATCGACCCGCTCAGACGGTTGCTTCTGTATCACGCTCTGCTACCTCTGGGCGCAGTAAAAGTAGAAAGGTCAAACTCACCCCGACCCAAGTTGATATAGCTAAAAGATTGGGTGTGCCAATAGAAGAATACGCGAAATACGTGAAGGAGTAAAAAATGTCAGATAATAAAGAGTTAAACTTCGGAGGATCTGTCGAAAGAACGCCTCGCGCAAAACAAACTAGAGAGAATACGGCGCAGCGTAAGCCGTGGGCTCCACCGTCCATGTTGGACGCACCACCCGCACCAGATGGGTTTAAACATCGTTGGATTCGTGCCGAAGTTAGAGGGTTTGATGACCGTAAAAACATTAGCGCGAAGCTAAGAGAAGGATGGGAATTGGTAAGACAGGATGAGTACCCAGATTTTGAATCTCCTGTTATTGATTCGGGTAAGTATGAAGGTGTGTTCGGAGTGGGAGGCTTAATGTTAGCTCGTATTCCAGTAGAAACTGTAGCTGAAAGAACTGCTTATTTTGACCAGAGAAATTCTGATCAGATGCAAGCTGTAGATTCTGATATGATGCGAGAGAACGCTCATTCAACCATGACGATTAGTAAACCTAACCGTCAATCTCGTGTAACTTTTGGTGGTTCTCAAAACAAATAGGGACTATCATAAAAGATAAGGAACCAAAATTATGGCAAATCAATTAACTGGTGGCTATGGTCTTCGTCCTATCGGTAAAGTGGGTGGCAATCCTTTCAATAATGCGACAACGCAGTACGAAATTGCTAGTGACTATACCACAGCTATATACAATGGAGGAATTGTTATTCCTCTAGCAGCAGGAACCATTGCGATCTCAGATCAAGCAGTTGCTCCTCTCGGTGTATTAGGTGGGGTAGAGTACGTTGACTCCAATACTGGGAAGACCGTATTTTCAAACTATTGGCCCGGATCAAACAACGTAAGTGTGGACACCAACCACCCTGTAAAAGCGTTCGTTTATGACGACCCAATGCAACTTTACGTTGTGGCAGCAGATGGCACAAATACTAATAGAGCAACTGCTCTTGCGGATACTTTTGCAAACTGTGACATGGCAAGCGTAAATAGTGGTAGTACAAATACTGGCGTGGCTTCGGACATGCTGGACATTAGCACTGCTGCAACTACTAATACTTTAGACGTAAGAATTGTTGGCCTTTACGATGAGGCGGGTAATACAGACTACTCCGCTGTTGGACATCAATATGTCGTGCGTTTAAATCATCCATACAATTCTGGCGTCGGTGCGGCTGTAGGCACTCTTGCTACAACAGCGATATAAGGAGGATAGGATATGGCTATTTCTCGCGCACAACTAGCGAAAGAGTTAGAACCCGGCCTTAATGCCTTGTTCGGACTTGAGTATGACCGTTATGAAAACGAGCATGCAGAAATCTTTGACG